TATAACAAATGATTTAGTTGCAGTATAATTGAATGTGCTTTCTAATGCATAGAAATAATCGCCATTAGTATAGTTTCGAGTCATGAATCCTAAACATGGGATTTTAGATTGACTATCAACTCCTCCGTAATAAGTTGTGTCTGCCCCTGCCGTTGCAATATCACTGTAAATGCATAAGTAAGGATAATTAAGTTTGTCTGGTATTCTAAAGGCAGTAATAGACGCCGGTTCAACGTCCGGTCTTGCAGAATCAAAGAAGTTAATTCCTAAATCATATTGAGGCATATCTAATGAGTTCACAGATGACGCCTGTATTTCTGCCGATGATATATATTGACCTGTAGTCATAGGCAGAGAGTTTTTATATGCTTCGCCGTAAGTTCCTGCCGTTCCTCTAAACTCTAAATTATTAGTGAAGAAAGATTGAGACGAACCAAGACGAGGAAGTAATTGAGTTATTGTAAATCCCATTTTATCAAATAAAGTATCTGTATAAAACTCCGCCGCCAAATCAGGGGCATTTAAATTAAGGGCGTTGTCTTCTCTATCTGCCGCACTCATGTTTTCATTACTACTGAAATAAACATTTATATTTAAAATACTTACTCCGGATTGAGATGCAACTATAGACGACGCTAATTGTCTCATATCCAAACATGGAAAGTATTTCGACTTATCATAAGTAGTTGTGTAACCAGTTGGGTTCATGTAAGGTTGAATGTTTCCAAGAGTTCCAACATTATAACACAATTGCTCTGGATCGTCTGTTGCTTCGAGTTCGAGTGCCGGTTGTTGGAGATTTCCGTTTCCTATAGTCATACCAGAATTAAGTCCTAAAATTTCATAACGACTTGAGAGGTCATCGTATTTTACTTCTGGATTAACTGCCCCTATCATACCGACCCCTGCATAGTTCTGCCGGTCTTTAGGGTCTAACTCTCTTGTCTCCTGTAAGTTAGTAAACAATACTGCTCGATTTCTTGTAAAGGAATTATCGAATCCAAACTGGACTCCATATTGAGCGTTAAACTTTGAAATAAACCAAGTTTGCTCTAACCCTTTATTAAAGTCCCATCTTGCTTCTTCCGGCACTCCTAATGTAAAATCGTAACTGTCTCCCAATACTACCGTAGGATTATCAACGTTTACGGCACAAACTAAAGCGATATAAGGTTGTGGAGTATTAAATACATTACCAGACTCCAAACACCAAACAGGGACGGCGGCAACATTATTCACTATCGCCTCTTGGATAAGGTCTTCGTATGAACCAATAGTAGGGTCGTTCGCTCCATTATTATTGCTAAACATTTGAGAGACTGGAATATTTGCTGGAGGGATTGCAAAGTTTCCATCATAAAATCCGGCGCTAATTTCGTTGACTAATTGTTGATAATCTATTCCATCTGTCGGCATAGTTCCGCCATCTGTATTTAATTCCAAGAACTCATCACGCCAATAACTTTGAACCCATACTCCTTCTAATTCTATACCGTTGTTTGGTCTACCGTCTCGTTGTTGACCGAAGCAAGGAAACTTCTTTGCTTGAAAAGGCGGTGCAAGATTCGGCGCTTGTGCTTGAGTATTTATTAACCAATTATTAGAGTTCCGGTCAAAATCCCCCTTACTTCCAAAATAATTCAAAGACCCTGTAATGCCTTGGTTTTTATCTGTATTATAAGAAGACATGTCGTCATACATTCCCAAATCTAAAAAGACCCCTGTATATTGTTGATAATCTTTGCTCCCCCATTCTGCTTGTTTCCCATCTCCATTTAAATATCTTTCATTTTGTCTAAAACCTTGTCCTAACGAGGCGAGCGTATTACCGTCCCATTTCATATTTGTTAATAACAGTTTACCTCTTCCAAACTTACAATATGCGGAATTAGTGGGAGAAACCGGTAGGTTATTTAATAAACAAACTCTATTACCTAACTCCCCAACGTTTTGATTACCGAATTGCGTAACGATTTGGTTTTGATTCATTCCGGTATTAATAAAATTTAAAGGTGTGGTATTGTTTGCCCCATAAAATCCGTTCCTAAATATTTGTAACCCTTCGAATCTTTCTGGGTCTGCATAAGCAATCGAAGAGTAATAAGAACGTCTCGCCATTGCTTCTTGAAGGTCTGCTGGAGGAACAAAAGGAGGAGCAGGAGTAATTGAGGGGTCAGGTCTATACGTTTCATAAGAAGTTGAAAAGTTTTCATTTTGTAGATTTGCAACTGGATCTCCATTTGCCGGAGTAGGTTGATAAGTGGGAGTAGAAACCACGGCAGGAAGACTGGTTGTTCTTCCTCCATAATTATTGTAATCATGAGTGTTTACTGTATACGTATTAAATGAGGAAAAGGGCAACTGGGTCTCTTGTTCGGTTTGGGTTGGTTCATGTAAAATATCAGTCAATAATTTTGCTACGTTGTCGGCGGTATTATATCCTACAGGAACTTCTAACATTACTTTATTTCTTCTTAATGCAACTTGTTCGTTAAGTCCTTTAGTATTGGCGTCATCGCTCCAGTTCACAAAATCCAATCCAGTATAAGAAGGGTCGAGGAAATAATATCGCGTATTATCAGGTGGGACAAAGTTCTTCATATAAAAATTAGGACTAATTCTTGCATTTATCGACAATGTTGCTTGCGATACTGCCGGAGTTGCCGGACTTGGAGTTGTTCGTGGGTTATTTATAATATTTCCTGCTCTATCTACTTCAATATCGAATGTATATGTCGCTGGGTCTGTGAAGAGGTCTTGTTCTATTCCTGCATTATCGAAAGAACCAATATTAACTCCTTCGTTAATAAATTTATATTCATCAATAATTCCTATATCTCCTTGTCCTGCCGTTTTTACTGAAATAACTTGTATAATAATATTATCTCCAAGAGAGTAGGCAACATTACCAGTAGGCGATCCATCAGGTTTCGCCATGTAGTATTTTCCTGCTTCATAATAGTTTCCCTCTTTTGTAATTTTATAACCGGTTAAGATGTCCTCCATAGGTGCATTTTTTTTATATAAATCGCTTGTCTCTGGATTCGCAATCCCTTTAGGAAATCCTCCAATATCCCTATTTAACATGTTATTATAATTAGCGAAATCTGTTGGTTGTCTTCCGTTTGGTTCTGGTTCGTTCGCTTGAAAAAATAAAGGCAATGATGCAGTATTTCTTCCTGCATGGTTCACGTAAAAACCTAATTCTAATTCTGCCTTATTATCCAACACGCCATTTTCATTGTCCCCAATAAACTCGATTACTGCTTCATTAGCGCCCTTCGAGTTAATTGCGGCACATTCTAAACTAATAGTATCGCCAACATCGACTAAAATGCCGGTTGCGCTTACGTTATTAGTCCATCTATTTTTATTTTGGTCTTGAGGTTCTGGAAGTGCTGTTATGTTTCCTTTACTTCGAATGCGGTTGCATTCTACTATTATATTTTGAATATATTCCGTCATCTTTATAATAAGATTATATTTTATTATAAAGGATAAATCTTGAAAAAGTGGTAGTCATTCCAACACTTTCGTATATCCGTTATACTAAACTGTGGAAAAAACTACCAGAAAAAAACTTAAATTAAATTAGGCGGAAACTGTAATAGTTCCGTTTTGGATTCGCATAGTTCTTTCAACAGACGCCCATACTCTCATTGTCCTTGCTTGGAAATCGCCATTTACACGATTATAAGTTTTTGTAATTTGAATTGGTTTCACGCCGATTTGAGTTCCTGCACCAAGCATGTTTACGCCAGTAGTAGAAAGGTCTAATCCGGTATAATGCTGTGTGCTTCTTGCATTTTCGATATTAGTATGACCTTCGAGTGCAACTGCGGCGGAAATAACAGACTGGTTGACGGTTCGGTCGGCAGTGCTTTTATCTGTATCTGGGTCAAATGAATAAAGAGTCGATGGAACACGAAGAGGGCGACCCATGGCGAAGCGAAGTTGATTATATTTTTGTGGGGCGTCCTCTAAATTTCTATCAAAGACTCTTGAATCATTAACACGGAAGTTGAGAGCATCTGGGACTCTTCCTTCAGTAGAAACATACTGTCCGCACCAATCGATCGCAGGATTTTGCGTGACAGTAGTTTTCTGGTCTGCAATGAGTAGACTTCTAACAACACGTCCGGAGACTGCTATTTCATTTTCTACTCTCTGCTCTACAACTGTTCCTCCGGCAGGATTAGCAGTAAGCGCCGGAGTCTGCACTTCAGTAAGGATTAAATCCTCATAAAGTTCGACCATTCCGCTCGAAGAGGCAATCTGCGCCGCCATCTGGTTCATAGTATCATCACTATAGTAAAGATGATCGCTCATAAACTTAATATTTGTAAGTGATGGAACGGCAGATGTGTCCCCTGCGTAAGCGTTTGGAAAGCAACAAATAACGCCACTTGTGCCGTTTGCCTGTTTGTTAAATCTTATACGGATATAGACTTGTTCTTTCATAGCAAAGAGAGGAAGTTGACGAAGTATCATAGCAGGGAAAAGGGAAGAAAGGGGAACGGCAAAAACAGGAGTAGTAGAAGGGTCGGCAGTTGGTTTGAGGAAAGCAGGAACAGTAGCAGTAGTTAAAGCAGTATTATATACTAAATCTTGATATGAAATTTTACCGGCAGATGTTTCCGCCCATCTGTCGCCACATGCACCAGACTTTACCATATCGACATACGCTCTATGCTCTGGAGAATCTAACTGACGGATTGCAGTTTGGCGATGAGCGTATTTTCCGGTAGTCATAATTACTTTAGTTCCTACCTGTAATTCGCAACTATCTATTAAAGCATGAATACCGGTTGCAACTGGTAAAAATCCGGCGGCATTTGCTTCGATTGCTAATTGCACGAAAGACCCACCGTCGAGAATACCATTCATAGGTAATTGGAAAACGACTTCGTTATTAGTGGCGGTTATGGGGTCAAGTTGTTCCGTTCTTATTTCTAATGTCTGGACGGATTTTGAAGGAGCGATTTTAAATGCGTTTGGGAGTTGTGCTTGTGTGCCTTGACTATTCATTTATATTATTAACAAATATAAAAAAAAATAATATTTATTTTATTATTTTTTTAAACTAAAAAAAAAGATTAATTACTTAATTAGCAACCATAATTCCTTGAGGAGAATATTGAAGAGTATTACGTGCAAGGACGTAAGTATATATAGCGTTTGGAGATGTTGTTATAGGGTCGTTGTTGAGTGGAGATTGAGTATTGAGAGTTGACTGAATACGAGTTGCATAGTTTTGTCCCCTAAATGATATTCCAACTCTGGAAACATTATCACAAGCAATTCCAACTCCAAAATTACGACTTCCTTTATCTACGGCAGTAAGTTTCTGGGGTTCTCTTGAGTAAACTGATAATTGATTTCCGCCATATCCTATTCCTTGATTATTGTTCGTCATACTAAATAAGTTATATAAAGGACGGAATGCATTAAGGAAATTTACTAATACTCCGGTCTCTGGGCGACCTTCGAGTGAAGCAGTTTCACTATCTAACTCGTAATCGAGAGCAAGTTTAACTCCTCCTCGAGTGAATGATACTTTATCAAGCACAACCTTTTCTCCATAAGCGCCGGAGGCGGCACTCTTATTTAACAACATATCAGTTGCAAAACTATCGTTTGAATAGTTATTAGCATGGGGAACAGGTAAAAAGTTATGGATTACCGACAAGACATTGGAATTAGCGAGGTTATACTGTTGAGTTGAATCGCTTGAGTTAATAACACTATAAAGCGAATTAAATGAGTTGTAAGAGAAAGCGCCTGAACCTGCAACAGAGAGCGCCTGTTGTCCGGCGGCGTCTGGGACTAATAAGTCGGCGGTCAAAGTAACATCGCTTAACTGGTAAGAAGCGCCTAAACCGGTTGCGGCATCTGCTCCAGTGAGCGCCATCTGGTCGGCGGCGAGTTCGATCTGTATGTTAAGACCTCTTACGCCGTTTGTTCCCAATGGAATTGATACTCCACTTTGTAACATACCTGCATATATAGGAATTGAGAATGCTACTTCATTATTAACTAAAAGCGATGATGGCGCATCAACACCCATAGCGAGAGCGCTTAATGCATGTTCGTTCATAAAGGTTTCCTGTGAGTTTAAAGAAGGAACAAGAGAAGCAACTAAACGTCCATACTGACGAATGGATTCTAAAGTTTGACCGGTCTGTTCGCTTGATAATACAATATTTTGAATGCAACCTGATACTCCTACTTTATCATTTATTTGCACGTTTTTTACGCCTGTTCCTTTAGCATTCTGGTTATTTGGGGTTAATACTCCACCTGCCTGTAAGACTTTAAGTTTACCATTAAGTCGAACTGAAGATGCTTTTAATAATTTATTTGCAGAGGCAATCTGTATGGTTATAATTGGATTGCCTCCCTTAAAAGAGTAAGTGTTGTTGGAAGGTTGATTGCTTGGCGAGATTTGGACTTTTTCCACTTGAGCGATATTCATTTATATTATTAACTAATATAAAAAAATTAAAAAGTTATTTTAATAAATTATTATTTTTTTAAACTAAAACTGAAACTCCGTCCTTGTTAATTAGTAAACGGCGTTTATGAAATATGTAATTATTGAAAATTTTATCTTGATTGGCGGTGCTTTCATAATCTACACGAAGAGAAAGTGAATTATCCTTAAGATTAAAAACCTGTCCGTATCGTGTGAATGCTCGACCGATGGCGAAATGTTCGTGAATCTTATGAAGGTTGCGAACCGGTTCTCCAATGTTGAGGATTGCTTTCTGGAGTTCACTTAAATGAAGAGCATCACTTCTAAATACTCTGCCGAGACCAGTTCCTATTTGTTGAGAATATCTTTCAAGTTCAACAACTCTATTAGGAATTAAATGTGTGCCGAAAACAAACTGGTAATTTCTGGCGTTGTCCGGTTCTCCTACAAGTGAAGACAAAGCAATGTCCCTGAAATTAGCAACGGCGAGAGGTTGTGAAAGGCATGAAAGCGCTCTGCTCTGTTGTGCTGGAATGAGTGCAGTAGTAAGTCCAACCTTATTGCTCTGGTTATGTCTATATAAAGTATATGTATCATAATCCATGGCGATCCCTTCTCCGCTCATTGCACGTTTAGTCATGCTTGAAACATAACTCTCCGGAGGTTCAACCTTTAAGCAAACCATTTCAAAATCACTAATAGTGTATGAAGGGGCAGGAGCAGAACCAGAACCGCCTCCGGCAGAGACGGCGCCGTCGCTTCTTACGATGACTCCTGCGTGTGATATTTTACGTTGTGAGGGTTTGACGTATACCTTTGGAGCATCTGCGGCGGCGTAGGCGCGAACCAAACCTCCTGCCTCTGGACGTTGTGGAACATAAGAGACGCCGAGGTCTGTTCCATCGATAAAGAAACCATCGACAACGCCGAGGAGTTCTTCCTGTCCTACATCTGCACCGGCGGTTTTTTGAATGAAGAGGAAATCTCCTTTACCAAAAGGATTGTTAGTCTGTGCGTTGTTTGTATCAACTTCTAATTTAACAGAATAAGCGCCGTCTTCGCTGTCGGTGTCGTTACGCTTCTGGTCTCCTGCGGCGAAACCTGTTCCGCCTGTTCCGGCGGTCAACTGGGCGGCAGGAATAGCAATACCGAACTCATCTACTCTGGTAGATTCACAAAGACCGGTAGTCTCTACATATTGCAAAGCACGGAGAGGATTTTCTGTATCAATCTGGAAGCGAAGACCGCCTAAAAGACCGACTGGAATAATCTTACCTCCCATGAATTTAGTTCTTAAAGGCATCTGTAATGTTACGGTATTAGCGGAAGCACCGTCCACGACGTTTGCTATATTACTACCGGTCATATCTGGAGGAGTAGCGTAAAAAAGATTATCTGGATCGCTTCCGTCTTCGTTTACGTTTTCGACAACTCCCTCAAAGAGATTATGTTTGTTATATACTGAACTCTGTTGCGTGATTGGGTTAAGCATCGCTACACTTGCGTTGTAATCCTCTTCGCTTACCAATGTGGCGGAGTTTGCTCCATCGCGGATTAAAAGGTTTCTAAAGAGGGCGTGTCCTCCTGCATTTTTATCAGGAATAACTCTACCTACTCCGCTCATTTTTAAATTAAAACGGACATAGGTTTCTCGTGGGTCGACAAATCCTAAAAAGGAAGGAACAAGGAGGCGGATTTGGTCTTCTGGTTTAACATCGCTTACCACGTCAGGGCGAATCGATTGTGAAATTGAGGGGACATAAGCGCCGGTTGCATTAGACTTAAACATTTTATATTCTTTAATTAGAAAATAATTTTTAAAATTAAACATTATTTTAAAAATTAATTATAATGTAGAAAAAATTAGATAGTCATTAACAGTTTTTTTAATCTTCCTATATTTGTAGTTTTAGAAACTGATAGATTATTCATTTTCGCCCATTCGTATAAATCCTTTTGGGTCAACCATTTAGATTGTGTAAAATTTCTTATACAATCATAACAATTATTATCAAACCTGTTATAACCCCTCATATTTTTAGGGGTATATTCCCAATTAAAATACAGGTGCTTTCGGTCTTGCTTTAATGGTAAATTAATATGCCTAAACTTTTTAAAAGGTGTTTGTTCTCTTTGTTGAATACTGCAAGATTTTAATTTCTTTCCTTTCTTAATTTCTCGCAAAAAATCTTCTTCAATAAGCAAAAACGCTGGTGGATGTGGTAATTCGCTAATTGGTGTATAAGGCATTATTATACTATAATGTCGATGTTTATTTAAGTTGTTTTTAACGCAATATATATATAAAATGCCTAAATAGTTGGTGGTAGTTATTTCCACACTTTCGTATATCCGTTATACAAAAATGTGGTTTTGACTACCACTTTTAAAATACTGCATCACTCGCAATATTATCGCTTGAACTATCGAAAGACGGTAAAGCATTAGCATACTTCGCTTGAACTGATTGAGGAACTAAAGAACCGGCAACAGGAGCAGGAGGCAACTTTTTTGCTGGTGGGTGGAAGAGATGATAGATGCCTTCGCCAATTGCTACAAAACCGCCGACGAGCGCTGCTGCTTCGCCTACAAAAGGGATCGCTGCTGTTGCTGCTTCTGCCCCTCCTAAATCTGCAAGAAATCCGCCTCCTTCTTCGAGTGCTGGTGTCTCTTCGGTGGGAAGTTCACTCTCCAAAGGGTTAATGTCCTTTCCTCCGCTTTCTTCGGTTGTTGATGCATTACCCTGTCCCCCTGATTGGTCTAAATTTCTACTTTGAGCGCCTTCCGGATTGTAACTGCTTTGAGATTGAGATACAGAAGCGCTGTTGCCTCCTTCTGTAGCAGAACCGGAAGCAGGTTGTCCCTCGCTTGTTGCAGGATTACTGCTTGTAACTGCATCACTCGCCCCCTTTGCAATATTTCCGCCTCTTTTTGTCGCTGCTTCGGCGGCAAGTCTTAAGTCTAAACGACCCCATACTGTATTCGGTATTGCGCTTAAATCTCCAAAAGCGCTCTCGACTGTTGCTTCTGGTAAATCTCCAAGCGCCGAAGTGTCTGCTCCTTCGGCGGTTGCTCTTGCTTGAGATATTTCTGCGTCGCTTGTTCCTGCTGCTGTATCCGCTGGTGCTTGTGCTGCTGAACCGGTTGCACTGGGGGCAGATGTGCTGTCCTCGCCTTGTCCTAATTCTTTTAGTCTTGCATTCATGCGATCTTGAATCCCCTGTCTTGTTTCTCTTACATCTTTCATAGGGTCTTGGAGAAATGCTTTATCTTCTTCACTAATGGGGGCAGGGTTACTTCTATCTAATGCTCCGCCTTGTGGGTCGCCTTCTGCTCCGCCTTCTGTGCCGTCGTCATCGTCTTCGGCATCGTCTTCGTCGTCTTCGTCTGCTCCAACCTTTTTTCCTTTATATTTCTTATATATATCGAAAACCTTTTTACCTGCGGCATAAGTTCCTTTAATTCCCATGAGCGCCGCTGCTTCGTCTTGTCCTCCGTCTTGAACTGCTTTCCATTTGTCCTGATACTCACTTAATTTTGTATTAAACTTCTCTGTAGCGCTTTCGTTTAATGATGCCGCTTTGTTTACTTGTTCTTGTTTATATTCTCTCAATCTATCGTTAAGATTGTCTACGTTTGATGCATAAGTTTCGTCCATTACTATTTATAAAGTAATGGAAGAAAATTTAAAAAAAAAAAAATTAAAGTAATTTTAAAATTCATCAAAATAACTACTGTATGGGTCATGGGAAGGAGGATTGGGTGCAACTTGACGCTCTGGTTCTTTTACATTCTTTAAATTAGAATTAGATAATTTTTCTAAATACTCTGCTTCAATTTTTAATCTTAAACGGTCTTCGATTTCTTTTTCTTTTGCCTCTTGTTTAAGTCTTTTCTCTTCTTCCGCTCTTTTTATTTTAGTCATCATATCGTTAAACTTATCATAATTTTTTAACCATTTTTCGAACTCTTTTTCGTCCATGT